CATCAGTCTCCGCATGACGGAGAGACTAGGGACATGAGCCCCTAGTTTCGGCCTAGTTGTGGGATGGTTAGTCGATAACAAAGCCCGATGTGTCCTGCTTAGCCTTACCCTTGGCGTACAGAGCGACCACATGGCCGCCCTGAGGGTCAAGGAAGCGCATGTCTGTCTTGTCTCCGTCCACCACATCGCCACCCTTGGCAAGCAAGGCATCAACGCGGGCGCGGTTCCTGAACACAATAGCCATGTTAGCCTTGTTTTCCCGCATCCGCGCCATGACCTCACGGGCGAAATCAGGATTAGCCTCACTGTAGCTCAGTGTCAGCGAATAGTTGCTGGGCAGGGCCTTATCCACCCGCGTGTAAATCTTCGTATAGTCATAGAACTGGACCTCAGGGAACGCGGCCATGAGAGAGGCATGGCGCATCCCGTTACGCTCAACAGGATGACCCTTCTCCCACATGATATCACTAGTGCCGTTGAGGCGAACGCAAGGCTTGATCCCCTTGCGCTTGCCGTACGCTACGAAACGTTCAAGATCATCCACAAGCTGCGCGAGGAAGGCCGCGCGCTCTGTCATGTATTGCTTCGTCTTGCGAACACGTGCCGCCTGTACAGAGTTCATAGCGCCGCGTCCTGCCGTGTTAAGACAGCCCTGCCAGCAAGCTGCCAAAGCTGCCATGCTGCACACATTGCCCACACCCGCCTGTGTGAATGGTGCGAGATACATGATGGCAGTCTCGAATGCGTCCCCGTCACCCTTAACGGTCTTAGCGTTATTGCCGCTGATGATAAGCTTTCCCTTGTAGGCCATTGTCGGTCTCCATCGTGTTTGTTGTTTTGGTCTCGTCAGTAGAAGAAACACTCCTAGACATGGGACAAGTGCCCCATGTTTCGACCTGTTAGCGATTGGAATTCGCACCGTATGTAACGTCATTGCCATCGATATCGACCGTGCCCGGTACAATCCAGACAGACCACGAAGGACTGGAACCGGGCCTCTTGTACGGGTCTCGCACATACAGATTGTTGATGACTGGATGCGATGCAGTCCATCCCACGTATTCCTGCACTTTTGAGGAACCATAATATTTAATGACCATGTCATGCTCTCCACTTTTGTGATTGTTTCGACCCTGCTAGGCCATCGTCAGGCGGTCAGCATTAGACCGCGACAATCACCAGCAAGAGGTCACCCGCGTTTGTTAGACATGCGCCGTTGTGACTTGCGCCGGGATAGTTCCGGCTTAGGTGATACAGAGGGAATTGATCGGGCCTTGCCTCAGGTCCGCCCCTTCCGCCGGAATGCCGCACTGGATCAAGTAAGCTTGCGCTGCCAGTGACGGGCCTTGCGTCTTGGGCCTCTGTAGTGGTGCGTTGTTTTCGTCTCGCAATGACGTTTCGTCTATGCCCTAAGAATAGGATCATCCCACATCTAATGCAAACAAAAAAAATAACAGGTAGCAACTATTTTACAAGCCACTGAAATCATTGGGGCGATAGGTAAAGAATGTTATTGCGAGCGATGTGGTCTAGCGTGTCACTGGTGTGGAGCGATGTGGTCTAGCGTGTCACTGGCGTGTCACTGGTGTGCAGTGATGTGGGCCTGGTGTGTACCTGGTGTGGAGCGATGTGGTCTAGCGTGTCACTGGCGTGGAGCGATGTGGTCTAGCGTGTCACTGGTGTGGAGTGATGTGGAGCAGCGATGGTGGAGCGATGGTGCAGCGATGTGGAGCGATGTGGAGCGATGGCGCAGGGATGTGGTCTAGCGTGTCACTGGTGTGGAGCGATGGTGCAGTGATGTGGTCTAGCGTGTCACTGGTGTGGAGCGATGTGACGGTAGACCGAAAACGACAGGTTGCCACAAAGGCAAGCAGGACATCCCAGCGGAACACAGCGGGACACAGCGGAACACAGCGGTCCACCATCACGTGGTAAGAGAGCACCAATCTCTTTGCCCCCAGCAATTTCAATGGGTTGGCGCAGGGAAACATGCCGTGCATTACGGGTGTTTGCGTGTCCTGCGAGGGTGGCACGGGGGGGCGGCCAGCGCGGCGCTTCAATCGATACCACTTCAGATATCTACAGTAAACATTGGACCCCCCATCAGTGACACTGTAGTCCCCCATCAGTCCACCTAGCTCGCCTCGCGGCTTGCCTGTACTATCAAGGTCTGTCTATGCTTGACCTTCCTAGTGTACACTTTAGTAGACTTAACTACTCTTAAGTGGTATTTAGTGGTTCCTAAGTCTTTAGCTATAGGGTCCCTCTTTACTATCACTCTCTTACCCATCTCTGGTCTCCCACAAGACTATGGTCTATAGTCCACTATAGTCACACTCCAGCCTGGTTCCTTGTTAGCTATAGTCCTCTATAGTGTATCTAGAGTGTTTTCCTTAGAGGGGGAGAGGGAGGGTGCATCTCTGGTCTCCCTCTTCCTAGTCATCTAGGGATGCCACTCCAGTGCCACTATAGTTATCTATAGAGTGGGCTGGTCAGTGGAACTCTATTCCCCGTTCCCGTTATATGGGGGACAAGTTGCTAAATTCCCCAGTTTCCCTTGTGATTATCAGGACTTACCAGTCCCATCATGACCTTTGTCTGATGACTGTCAAACCAGCCCTCAAGCATGTCGTCTAGCTGTGAAGTTCTGTGGTCTTTAGCCGCCTGAGTTGCATCCTGTTCAAGGACGTTGTTCCAGTAGTGAACAGCCAGAGCGACAGCATCGATCCTGTCATCCTTGGCAAGGGAACCCTTGTCCTTGGTCAGTCTGGTCATCTGGTAGAGTAGGCGGAACCTGTTGACCTCCTCAGGTCTACGTTCAGTGGTACTGTCGTAGTCCCTCTTGATGAGGCTCTTGTTCACGATCAGTCGATGCTGGTTCATCACAGGTTCCAGCGTATCGATGATCCTTCGTTCCTTCTGGGTGTTGGACCGCTCAGTGTCTTCGATGGCACAGCGGTGGTACTTCTGTAACACTGGAGCCAGCAGTCGGTTGAACATACCGTCACCGAAGTTAGGCTCAACGATCACCATGTTGACAGCGTACCTCTGAGCGATCTTGCTCAGTCCTTCCAGAGTGGCATTGTCGTAACCACCGGGAAGACCGCCAGCATCGAGGAGGTATAGGCGGGAGTGAAGATGGGCCACCACTGCATAGGCAGTTTCATCACCACCTCGACCTGAAGGGTCAACAGCCATGATGATACCTTGGTACTCAGCCCAGTCTTGGGAGATGAAGAATGGTCTATGGTATCTGTCACCTGACATTCCTACGTTGGGGATGTCTCCTACCACTAGCTCAGGGGATGAACCCCAAGCGAGATCGACAGGAGCCTTCTTGTGGTCAGTATCCATGACGATGAGGTCACGGAGCTTGAGGGGGTAGCGATCCTCGTCACTGAGGCTGGTATCCAGCATGAACTGGAGGTTAAAGCCTGACCGACCATAGGAAGCTTCACGCTCCAACAGGTCCTCGTCGGTGAACCTTGACTTGTCAGTAGGGCCACCTTCGATGTCAGGATACTTGTCCAGCATCTCTACGATGAGGGGTGAGAGGAAGGAACCGTACTTCTCCCTCTGTTTCCCATTGGGGAACCTGGCGGGCCAGATGCGGACATCGTAGCCACGGTTGGGAAGCTCGTTGTAGATCGATTGTTCGGTCTGAGGGGTACCAAGGTAGGTGATGGTAGTGTCATCACCGGGGGACAGAATGGCGTCGAACTCCTTGATCTGTTCCTTCAGCTTGTCTCTCTTGGCTTGGGTGTCGGAATTGGTGGGGACCTCACAATCGTCAACAATCACGTCATGGGCGCGTGATCCAGCAAGCTGCGAGGTGATGCCCAATGACTTGACTGACGGTGCGTGAGAGGCTTTGGATGGTCCAACGTCGAAGGACACCTTGGAGAAGCGTTGGTCATCCTTGGGCCTCAGATGCTCTAGGATGGGCATCTCGTTGATCAAGCGTAGGGTGAAGGTTGAGAAGTCATCAGCACGTTGCTTGGATGCTGAGACCACCAGAAGCTTTCGATCTGGGTCACACAGCAGCTTCCATGTGACGAACGCGGAGGTCACCCATGACTTGCCGACACCACGGAACGCCTGAATGACACGGCGACGAGGACCGTGTTGGAGGTAATGTGCGATGTCGAACTGGACAGGGGTAGGGTCGGGGAGGTTCAAGTGACGCCATACGAGAAAGAGGTAGTTGCGGAAGTCTGAGCGGATGGGGTCGTATTCTTCAGTCATCTACAATGACCTCGATGTGTTCTTCAGCGACAAGCTGGAGGTGTTCAAGCTGACGCCTGACCTCGTTCTTGTCCTTCATGGATTGGATGACGGAGGTCCTCATCGAGGGACCTAACTCTTCGATCTCCTCTTCAGACCAGTCTGGTTGCTTGAGGAGCTTCTTGTATCGGCGCTCATAGGTGCCGAGAAGGTAGGCGGCGCGGGAGGGGATGGAGAAGTACAGACGGTCACCAAGCAGCACGTTGCACTCCTTGCAGCACGGAACAGTGTTCTTGTAGGAGACGTTCTTACGTCCACCCTTTTTCCTGTATACGTTCTGGTTGTACGACACCGGGACTACATGGTCACGGTTGTCTCCATCCCAAGCACCGCAGTAGGTGCAGTTGGGCATTAATCTCACTTGTGGGTTGTATTCCCCAAAGCTTCATATCCCCCGCTGCAAGTGCAACGGAGGGAAGTGGGCTAGGATGCCTCTCCACGGGCCAGAGATGGCTCAGGAGCGGGGTCTAGGATTTTTTCAAAGTGGCGGAGGGGTCAGGGGAGACGGGCCTGTACGGCCTTCTAATCGCCTCCCCCTTCCCTAGGGTAACCTTACTTCGAGATACGGACCTTACAGGCGTTGGTGTTCCCTGTGCCTGAGAGGGAGCAGCGTATCCGTCCGCTGGCAGGTACGGTGATGGTGGTGCCGCCGATGATGCCCCCTTCAGAGGCATTGATGGCAGCATCCAGAACAGCCCAAGCGGACCCGTCCCAGCCGTCGATGGCGACGAACTCATTGCCGCTCAGTCCTGTTACAGTGACCTTATAGTCACCAGCAGGAAGTGTTCCCTTCTCCACGTTGTTGTCTCGCGGGAGGATATAGTTGATCTGACGCATTAGTGATGTGCCTCCTTAGCAGCATCTTTGGGAAACGGGAGCTTGTCGATCAGCCTGTTTGCAGGGTTGGTCTCGACAGGGCCACCGCCCACATTGTTGTCTTTGAGGAACTGGCGGATGACGTTGAGAGTGGCGGCGTCAGCAGACACCTTCACCACCTCATCGCCAGCCACAACAGTCTTGCCCTCAGTGAGCATCTTCTCCATCTCGTTGACGAGAAGGTTGTAGATGTCCTTGAGCTTGTCAGCCATTAGGGGGTCTTCCAGTGAATATGGGAGGCGATCCAGTTGAACACATAGGGCACAGCCATGCCCAGTGAGATCAGGATACCGCCAATGTATGCGACCTTCTTCTCCACTTCAGTCTTGAAGCTCTCTAGCTGAAGTAGCTCTGCCCTGAGTTCAGCGATATCGTGCTGACACTGAGGGGACTGGGGAAGGTCACGGATGTTAGCTCTGATGAAGTTCTGATTCTCTTCGATCCGCGCTGTGCGGTCCAAGAGATCGAGGAGGATTTGGTTCGGTTCCATTAACTCATCGCCACCAGCTTGTTCATGGTCACCTGACCAGCCTGGAGTTCCACGTTGAGGGCGTCTCGCTGTAGAGTAAGCTGGTCGATCTGGGAGTTCAGTGCGTTCAACTGCGCCTCAAGCGAGGTCACAGCGAACGTCATACGTGACGCCAGTACAGCCAACTCAGGTTCGGTGACACCAAGCTGTGTCATCACAGCCAAGAGTTCGGGTTTAAGGTTCATTGTAGTTCCTGTTGATTAGGCGGGTCTCAAAGCGATGGACATCGCAGCCCATGAATAGTTCGTACTGTCGCTAGCCTCGATGAGTGCCGCTTCGGGATTGAACGGGCCGGATGTCCAGAAAGCGTGACCAATACCGAGCGAGGCGTCATTGACGTCATTACCACCCGCCACCCTCCAGCCAGTCAGCGAAGCCGGGAACGGGCTGGTGTCGAATGCCTCTCCGGTGCTACTGGCCCCAGCATAGACAGCCACCACCACGGACCCCGGCGTCACCGGGGTTATGGATGGTGCATCTGCAAGAACAGAGTTCGCAGACTGCGCCGTCACCACCGCAACGTCATTCACCACCGAAGCAACGCCGCGAAACACATAGACAGCCATCGCGCCGCCATCGTCGAGGCTTCCGGTAGGACCAAAAGTCGTGGACGTATCACCGTTGACGAACTTGTAGGCCACCCGGAGATTGGTATCGAACGTATCGTCCTGATAGAGTTCACTAGCGAACAGTGTGTAAGGATTGGTGCCATCGGTGATAGCGAGCGTTCGGTTGGCAACGGACCCGGTGACGAAGACGGCAATGACAAGATCATCGTTGGATACTGATGAGGCGATGCCTCCTGTTAGACCGCTGTTGAGCGAAATCGTGCTGTTACCAGACGTTGCGCCTATTTTACTGGCTGTAGATCCACCTACAAACACAATACTTCCAAGTGCTTTTTTAGCAGCCAGCATTCCCATCGTGAGGGGCATCCCCAAGAGCATGTGCTTGGAGAACTCGATGTTCTCAGGCTTGATGATGGCAGGTTTGGGCGAGAGGATTAGTCCCGCCTTCGCCTGTACCGGAACAATCAAGCCAGCGGCGAGAGTACTCGCCAGCAGAGTTTTCTTGATCATTAGGTTGCGATGTCTCCAATGAGGACCCACTCGTCGGTACCAATCTTCAACAGAGTGGCACCAGAGTACTGTCCGGTCAGTTTAAGCTTTGATCCTGAGGACCTGATCGTCACACCAGCGCCACCAACAGTGACCTGACCAGCACCCATCTGGATGATGTCGATGCGGGTATCCAACGGGAACGCAGTGGTAGCGTTGGTCGGGATCGTCAACGTGATGGCCGAAGCGTTGCTAAGACGCACAGCTTTACCAGCATCAGTCAGCGCCAGTGTGTAGGTCGTACCAGTCTGGGCGTTGGCAGGAACAGTACGAACAGTCTCCACCACGTAGTCCGTAGTGGCAATCTGAGTTGTCTCAGTCCATGCTGAAGCCGTAGGAGCGGCGGGCGTACCAGTGAACGTAGGAGACGCAAGAGGGGCCTTGGCGTCCAGAGAGGACTGGAGACTGGTGATGTCAGAGATGACATGTGCGTGTCCAGACAGCGACACATCCTTTGTCGTACCGTTGATACGGACGAACATGCCGCTCGTCGTAGTCCACAGGTCGCCGTCCACGGGGGCGGAGGGAGCCGTGCCATGCGGGACGCGAAGGCCAGCATTACCAGAGACAGAAGCCACGGTAGCCAGCAGCCCAGTCATCGTACCGCCAGACAGGGCCAGCTTGGCGTCAAGCGTTGTCTGGAGACTTGTCACATCAGAGATGGCGTGACTGTGCGTCGAGGGCGTGAACGTAGAAGGCTTACCAGTGATGTCAGTCCAGTCCTGCGCCGTAGCCGTGAGGCTCAGTCCATTACCAGCATCGTTGTAGGAGTAGGTGATGCGGGTGTGGGAACCGTTGGCAAGCAGCGTATTAATCGCATCCTGTGCAGCTTCATCGAAGTCAGTGACCTGAGAAGCTGTGTGGGTGTGCGAAGACGCGGCAGCATCAGTGATCCCGTAGCCAGACAGAGTGGTAGGCTTGGAGGTGACACCAGACCACGGAACGCTGTCGGCACTGTCAGCAGAGGCGACCTTACCGTCATCGTTAGGGTCATAGACGGTCTTCGTCATGTCACCAGCACCAGAACCAGAGGCACCCTGATTACCAGTTCTGGAGAACCACATGAACAGCGTGTCGTTGTTGGACGGGAGCGTACCAGCAACATAGGAGACAGGAACCTTGCGGTATCCGGTCATGTTTACGACTGCGCCGTTAACCTGGAACAGGAGGTAGTTGGAGTAACCGGAAGGCTTCAGATGGAGAAGACCACGGTTGGAGGTGGTCGTGCTATCGTCCAAGCTATCGAGCCAGTTCACCATACTGTTCGCTTCATCATCGAGATCGTCGATATAAAGCTCAGTTACAGAGGCTATGGTTCCATTGTTGAACCTGATCTTACCATTACCAGGGTCGGCATCAGTAGTGGTCGTGGAGAACACATAGCGGACACCAGCGTCTCGACCATTGGTGCCGTTTGTACCAGTAGCGCCTGTAGCACCTGTAGCGCCTGTAGCACCAGTTGCACCAGTAGGGCCAGTGACGTTGTCACGAAGCGTCCACGTAGAGACACCAGTCTTCTCGTAGACATCTCCAT